TCCCATACCTCTCCCGAATGTTGACCTCTGCCGCGAGCGGTAGCCCCGCCGCCCACGCGGGGGGCGCTACCATTACGGCCTCAAGCTGCGCAGCGGCAGCCTCTACGTCGTCCGCCTCCAGCACGATCTCGTCATGGACGTGCAGGATGACCCTCTGCCCGGCGGCGTCAAGGCGGCGCAGCGCGTCGCGCAGCAGGTCGTTGGCGACCGCCTGGACGATGTTCTCGCAGGCCAGCCCATGCCACAGCCTCGCGCGCGGCCACTCCTTCGCGTCCTGCGCTGGCTTCCACGCCGCCTTGGCGTAGGTTATGCCGTCGCGCTCAAAGCGAGCGTGAGGATAGCACAGCACCCGGCCCGACGGCAGGGCATACCACAGGTGCTGACGATCATAGAGATACGTCACCCGCCCGGCGGTGAACTCATGCCCCGGCTGGCGCATGGCGATCGTGTAGGCCCGCTCCAGCGCGGACCATTGCTCGACCGCCCACGGGTTCGCCCGCCGCCACGCCTCGACCATGCGGCGCGACTGCGCCTCGGGCAGGACGACGCCGTAGATCCGGCCCATGGCGTTGAACGCACCGACCGACCCGCCGAACCCGCACGCCAGCTCCTGCACCTTGCCGACCTGACGCTGCGCGTCGTCGACGTCAGGCACGCCGACGCCGAACGTCGCCGAGGCGTTGACCTTGTAGATGTCCTCGCCGGTGCGGAACAGGTCCAGCTTGGCGTCACCCGACGGGCAGTTCGACAGCCACGGGTTCACCCGCGCCTCGATCGCGGACCAGTCCGCCGTCACCAGCTTGCGCCCCGACGCCGCCACCAGCGACGGGCGCAGCATGCCCTTGAGCACGTCCGTCACCCGCTTGCCGTAGGCCGGGACGATCTGGTGGCTGCGCACCATGGCGTGCCGCACCGCCTCGGGATCCTTGGCCGTCTTGCGGGCGAAGTTGTGGACCTGTAGGCCGTAGCTGGACGCCCGGCCCGTGGCCGCACCGCCGGCGAACACGAACGCGCCGCGCACCCGGTGGTCCTCCTCGTCGGCCAGGTCCGCCATGCGGGCGAACTTGGCGACGCTCGACGCCCACAGGTCGTCAGCGCACTGGACGACGTCGGCCACGTCGGCGGGCACCTCGTCGGGGTTCTCCTCGGCCAGCACCAGCAGCGAGGCCCGCACGTTCTTGTCGATCGACCGCTTGGTCTCCTCGCCCTTGGTGACCATCATCAGGTCGCGCGCCTGCGGCCCGACCCGCTTCCACACCCACTCCCGCATCCGGGGGCTGCGCACCGACGTAACTGCACCTTCGGTGACCGAGACGACCAGCGCCTGTATCTCCTCCAGCTCGGCAGCGGCGTAGACCTGCGCGGCCTTGGCCAGCGGCACGTCGACCAGCACGCCTGCGTCGTTGATCCGCTCGTTGACGTGGTAGTCGGCCAGCTCGACGTCGGACAGCTCCCGCAGCCCTTGCGAGATCGCCCGCATCGCACGGACGTCCTGCTTTCCATACTCACGGAACTCGTCAAACAGCGCCGGGTCATCGTTGAAGGTGCCATCGGGGCGGGGGATGCACAGCAGCCGGATCAGTTGCTTGCCCCGGTGGTCCTTGCGCATCGACGCGCCAGCGAACCGACCCACATCCTCCAGAGATCCTGGAGCGCAGTTGGCGCGCGCCTGCGCAGCGGTGCAATAGAACTGTTCCAGCGTCGGGACGGGCACGTCGTAGTCAGGGCAGATGACGTATTCAAATATCAGTCTGTCGAACCCGGCGTTATGGAAGCGCATCTGTCCGCCGCTGCGGATGTGGTCCACGACGCTTTGTGGGAACGGCTGTCCGCAGCCGGGCCACCATTCGGCAACCGCATGGTCGTCGAACGCCCAGTTGAACAGTAGCAGTTTCGTTGTCGGATGCTGCGCATAGTTATACGACCCCCTGGCGGGTAGGTCGCACACGCTGCGCGTCTCCGTGTCAGCCCACAATATCTTCATGTGATTGGTCGCGGATCGCGGGCCGACCCGGAGGCCGACCCGCTCTCGCGTCTCTTAGCCAGCGCGCCGACGACGGGTCGGCGCGGCTTCTTCCTCGACGGCCTCCTCGTCCTCGCCACCCGGCTCCTTGTCCATGGCGACCCACTCCACGACCTCAAAGACCGGCGTGAAGATGCGACCGTAGGACTTGTGCTGGTAGTGCTCCTTCTTGAGCAGCACGACCGGCACCGGACGGGTCGGGTCTTTCTCGACCTGCGCCGCGATGGCGAGGCCGAGCGCGGTCAGGGCCTTCTTGCCCCCGACCGAGGTGGCCGAGTAGCGGGCGTTGATGCCTGCGTCCTCGCCCGAGATGCACTTCACGGACGCGCCGATCTGCACTTCCCAACCCTTGGCGCAGCCGTCCGGCACGGGGCCGTGCTCAGGCAGCGGGGCCGTCACCGGACCCATGGCCTCGCCAAGCACCTCGCCGTTGCCCCAGGCGATGAAGCCGTGAACGAACGAGAAGGGATTGACGGCCCACTTGCTGTCCTGCTCGACCTCGGTCTGGTCGGAGCCGAAGACCCAGTGGCCGGTCTTGTCCATCTTGAGGATGATACCGCCGGCACCCGTCTCGACGGTGGCCTCGACCCGGCGCAGGGCCGAGGTCAGGTCGCCGACGGAAGGAAGGCCCGCGTTGCCGAAAACAGTCAGATTTGTCATTGTCTTTTTCCTTAGCTCAGTTTGCTGAGGGCGGCAGAAAGTTGACGCCCGATCTGGACCACCGCAGGGCGGGGGTCCGTCTCCACCGCGAGGGTGGATCCCGACGATACCGCGACAACCATGTCAGAAGGAAGGTCGATCTTGTGCTTCTTGAGCACCTTCTCGGCCTGCGCCACCGACAGCAGTTCGGTCTTGGTCACGTCAGTCTTGGTCAGGCCAAGCCCGATCAGCGCGTCCTGCGCCGTCGTCGGGTCAGCCCAATGTCTCGTTGCGCGCTTGGCGACCAGCTTGTAGCCGGGCACCGGCACGTCGTTCTCCAGCATCTGATGCGCCAGCGCGCGGCACTGCGCAAGGAAGTCCTCGATCTCGGGCGCAGCGGCGAGGTAGGTCGCCAGCTTGTCGACGTCGATCGTCTGCATCGCATCCCGCTTCATGCGGTCCAGTTGGCCGGTCTTGATGGGGCAGACCGGCTTGGCCGTGCACCACTTGCACCAGTCGCCGTCCGCCAGGGGCGCACGCGGCAGCCCGGCGGTGTTGACGGCGCGGACCAGTTGGCGCTCGAACTCGGCGATGCGCTCGACGGTAGTCGTCCACGTCCGCAGATACGGCGGCTGGATGATGACGCACTCGACCTCGGTCACGTCCTTGAACGCCCACGCACAGGACGGCGTGCGCATGGCAGCCGCAGCGTAGAACATGAGCTGCATGTTCTCCTCGGCCTCGACCATGACGCCGTCGCCGAACTTCCAGTCGAGGATCACGGCCTTGCCGTCCAGCCGACCGATGATGTCGGACGAGCCGAACACGCCGGGCATCAGGTCACCGAAGCTGACCATCTCCTCGGTGGTGAACTCCATCGCGGCCTTGGGGTCATACTCGTTGAGCAGGGCCAGCGCGGGCTTGAGCTTGCGCTCCAGCAGTTCCTCGGTCAGCGTCAGGCCGTGCGCCTCGAAGCCGACCATGTCCTCGGGCGGGCAGGCGGTGTCCATCACGATGGCGGTGGCCGCATGCAGCAGGCTGCCCTCGTTGGCGTAGGACGAGCCGGGCTGCGGGGGCATGGTGGCCACCAGCGCCACCGAGCCGGGGCAGTTGATGACGCGCTTGGCGGTCGAACCGCCGACGATGAGTGAGTGGGCCATGATTGTCTCTCCTTGTTGACGCCACTCTGGCTGCACGGAAAAGTGTTGTCAACGGAAATCGGGCGTGTATGGTCGAGCGATGTTGGAGAAAGCAGTCGAGAGCTATTTTCGGAAGGCGGTGGCCGCTGCTGGCGGCGTAGCCTTCAAGTTCGTCAGCCCGTCGCACCGTGGCGTCTCCGACCGGATCGTGTGCCTCCCCGGAGGTGCGGTCTGGTTCGTGGAACTGAAACGCCCCGGCGGGCGACTGTCGCCGTTGCAACACGTCTTCGCCGCCCTGATGGGGCGGATGGAGCAGAACTATGTGTGCTTGTCATCAAGGGAGGAGATAGACGAATGGCTGAGTGGGATGAAGACAGGGTGAGCTACATGATAGCCCTGCGCCACAAAGGCTGGACCTGCACGCAGATCGGCGCGGCTATGGGCGTGAGCCGTAACGCGATCATCGGCAAGCTGGACCGGCTCAACCTGATCCGCCGCCGGACCGACCGCCCGGTGCAGAAGGACACGGCGTTCGTGCCGACGCGCCAGCCGTCGCCGCCGCGCAAGTTCAGTTGGGAAGCGTAGATGGCGCTTGAACACTACAGCATAGCGCCAATCACCTACGCAGAGGCTATGCGCATGGTTGTCGAGCACCACTACCTGCACCGCAAGGCCCCGTGCAGCGCGGCGTTCGGGCTGTTTGTTGGCGAGGATTGCAAGGGTGTCGTCTGTTACGGAACCCCGAGCAGCGCGCCGTTGCGGAAGGGGCTTGCCGGCATCGAGCACGCGACGAACGTCGTCGAGCTTACGCGGCTGTGGGTGTGCGACAGCGTGCCCCGCAACGGCGAGAGCTTCTTGATTGGCCGGACGCTTCCGATGGCGGGCAAGGAATACGTCGTGTCCTACGCCGACACAGCAGAGGGCCACCTCGGCGTCGTCTATCAAGCGACGAACTGGCTATACACCGGCCTGTCTGCCAAGCGCACCAACTGGACGATTGAGGGTGACGCGCGACATTGCCAGAGCATAGCCGACGCATATACGGCGGACGAGATACGGGCGCTGCACGGCGACAAGTTCAGCCTGCAACCGCGTTCGCGCAAGCATCGCTATGTGTATCTGAACGCCAAAGGGCGCAGACGGCGCGAGCTGCTGGCCGCGCTTCGCTACGCCCCGCAACCGTACCCGAAGGCGACGACATGAAGCTAAGACCCTACCAAGAGCAGGCTGCCGACTTCCTGTTCGCCACCGACCGGGCGATGATCCTCGCTGCGGTGGGTGCAGGAAAAACAGCTTTGACCCTCACCGCCATGCAGGACATGATCCGCCAAGGCGTCGCCCGGCGCTGGCTGGTGCTTGCCCCCAAGCGGGTCTGCACCGACGTCTGGCCCGTCGAGGCCCCGAAGTGGGCGCCGGGGCTGACGCTGACCGTGGCCGTCGGCACGCCGGCGCAGCGGGCGGCAGCCTTCGCATCCAAGGCCGACGTGGTCGTCGCCAACTACGACACGATCCAGACCCTGCCGTCGCTCGACGGCTTCGACGGGGTGGTGTTCGACGAACTGACGCGGCTCAAGAACCCGTCCGGCGCACGCTTCAAGGATCTGTTCAAGAAGCTGGATGGCATGAAGTTCCGGTGGGGCCTGACCGGCTCGTTCACCTCGAACGGGCTGGAGGACGTGTTCGGCCAGTGCAAGGTGATCGACGTCGACCTGCTCGGGCGCTCCAAGGGGGCGTTCCTACAGACCTGGTTCATCCCGATCAGCCGGGAGTTTGGCCAGTGGGTTGCCCGGCCCAGTGCCTTGGCGGGCATCATGGCCAAGATCAAGCCCGCCACGTTCGTGCTGGACGCGGGCGAGTATTCCGACAAGCTGCCGCCGCTCAACGTGGTCGAGGTCAGGTCGACCATGGACATGAAGGCGTACGACAAGATGAAGCGGGACTACGTCGCGCAGGTGGGCACCGAGACGGTGACCGCCCTGACCGCAGCGGCGGTGACGAGCAAGCTCCAGCAGCTCGCCGGCGGGTGGGCTTACAGCCCCTCGCCGGTCTGGTTCTCGTCGCATCGGTTCGACCGGCTGGAGGAGTTGCTGGCCGAGAACCAACGGGCAAACACCCTGGTGGTCTATAACTACCGCGAGGAGTTGGCCGAGTTGAAGCGACGCTACCCGCAGGCGCAGACGCTGGACGACCACGACGCGATCAAGCGGTGGAACGCTGGGCAGATCGAGATGCTGCTGGTCCACCCGAAGTCAGCGGGCCACGGCCTGAACCTCCAGCACGGCGGGTCGCATATCGTGTTCGTGTCGCTGCCGTGGTCGCTGGAGCTGTTCGAGCAGACGGTCGGACGGTTGCACCGCAGCGGGCAGAAGCACCCGGTCTATTGCTACGTCATGATGACCGAGAAGACGATCGACGAGAGGATTTGGCAGTCGCTGCACGACAAGCGGTCGCTGTCTCAACTGGCTACAGAGGAGTTGGCCGCATGACTATTACCAAGGATCAAGCCGACGCAGCCCGCAAGCTGGTCAAGGCGTATGCCGAGCAGGAGTGGGAAGCCGGCGAGGCGCGCCGGTCTGCTGCCCGAGCGGCTACGCGGGCGGCTATCAACGCCACGGGCGTTGACCTGACGGCGTGGGCCAAGCACGAGAGAGAGCGCGACCTGCGAAACGGCTACGGGCGCGGCATGGGCGATGTCGAGGCCATCAGGTATTATGTCGGCGCTGCGCACACCCGGCTGGCGCTGACGTTGGAGGCGTTCGGTGTGGACGCGGATGACTTCTTCAAGCTGGCGCGCAAGGAGCTTGCAGCGTGACTACGACGTTGGGAAAGATGACTGCCGTGATTGAGGCGAAGGTCCGCGCGGCGCAGCCGATCCACGGGTGGGACGCGACGGAGATCGCTTGCGCCGCACTTGATGTGATCCGAGGGATGGATAGCCACGGCATTGACCTGAACTATTGGTCAGAGCGAGTTGTGGACGCCATCCTGAACGAGAAGACGACATGACCGAGTGGACTGACCTGGTCGAACGCCTCCCGTCGATGACCGAGGCCGAGCTGAAGGCTGCGATCGCCGCCGAGGCGCGGCGTGACGAGCCGCGCGCCTCGCACCTGACCCGGCTGCACATGAGGTACAGCAAGGTCCGCGCCGCCCGCGAGCGGCGCGAGCTACTGCGGCGGGGGTGACATGGTGTTGGCCGGTTGCCCGCCGTTGCCGGTCATGGCATTGATCGCGCCCGTTTGCAGGTGCGCCCAGAACGCCGGGTTTTGCAGGTTGCGGGCCACCTGCGCGCGGTCAGCCAGCGGCGTCATGGCCAGCAGTTCCATCATGCTCGCACCGGACTGATACGCCTGCGCCAGCGCCGTGCGGACTTGCGGGTTAATCTTGGCGTCGAGCAACGCGGATCCGACCTGCATGGCGGCGGCGGTGCCAGGGCGGAATATCCGGGCTGCAAGGTCAACCACGCCAGTAAGCGGCCCTCTGTTCCGGCCTTGCCGGATCAGTTCTTGCGCCGCGCCGCGCCCTTCGCCAGCCAACACGTCGACGCGCTGGTTGCGCCGGATTTGTTGCGCTGCGCTTGTCAGCGCGTCCATGCCCGACGGCCCGACGCCGGTCGGGTTCATCAGGTTGGCCAGCGTGTCGTTGCGGTTAAACACGTTTGCTACGACGTCCGGTGCGTCTCCTTCAACGAGGTTTGCGAACGTGTTGGGGTTTTGGCGCAGTTGCCGCCCGGCTACGCCCATCATTTGCTGACGTTCGATGCTTCGCATCCCGCTGGAATAGTCGTCTAGATATTGACGCCAACCAGTGCCGCCTGCTGCTTCAATAGCGTCGTCGATAAGCGGCGCAATGTTCGCCCTGATTTCCGCTTCCTGCGCGCGCAGCGCCGAGGGGCTTGCGGTGCCGGACGTATTCAAAAGTCTGTTCACCTCGCTGGTGATGAACCTTTGGCGGATTTCATATAAATCCGCAGGTTCAATGACGCCGCCGCCGAGGTCGGCCATAGACCTGAGCTGCTGCGCGACGTTGCCCAGCGCCTGCACCTGTTCTGGGTTGGCTCGAACTCCAGGCACGTCTGCGCGGGCCATAAGTTGATTGGCGATAGCATCCACGTCCAACCGCCCGGTTGCACCGGCCCGCGCCAGCGCCGCCTCGCCCGCTGGTACCGTGGCTGCGCGCAAGGCTGCTTTCTCGCCGCGCTGTGCCATTTGCGCGGCGGTCAGGTTTGCGCCTCCCGCCAGTCGGTCAATCGGGGCCTGCATCGCGGCCTGTTGCCTCGCTTCAAGGGCAAGGAAGGCATCAGGTGCTGCGCCACGCACTTCGGCGCCCACACCCATGAAGGCGGCAGGCTCGGCGCCGGCGCGCACCAGCGCCTGTTGAGCCGTCTCGTCGGGTCGGGCGTTGCGTAGCGCGACCAAGGCCGCGTCATAGTCGACGCCGAGCGACTGGCGCACGATGTTAGCTGCGCGGGTCTGACCCAGTTCGCCGACCAGCGCCTGATATCCGTCCATCAGGCGGTTCATTGCAAACTTGGCCGGACGAGCGGCGACGGTGGGCAGCAGTGCGCCGATAGCAGCCCCGGCCTCTGTGTCGCTCATACCAAGCAGGCCGCTGTCGCCTTCCCCGCCGCCGGGCGCAGTAAGTGCGGTGCCCAACGCACCTGCTGTCGCACCACCCCCGGCGCGCGTCACAACATTACCAAGACGCTCCAGCCCCGAAGGTGCCATCCCCGCAGCGGGGCGACCGACCGCAGACGGTGTGAAGCCGCCAGCGGAAACCGACCGCCCGAACGCTTCAATACCCCGCCCAACGGGCGGCGCAAACCGACCGACGCCTTGGCCTACGACGCGGATGCCTTGCCCGACCCCGACGGGAATAGGCGCGGCCGCAAGAGTTTCGCCGACAAAACTCCCAATTGGATTGCTGACAGGCGCGCGCGCACGAAAAGGTGCGTTTATGGCACCCATCGTGTTTTGGTAGGCGTTCGCTTGATCGATCATGGCGTTGCCGATGCCATCCAGCCCGAGCCGGTCGGCAGCTTGGCCAAAAAGTCCGTAAACCCCTCCCGCGACACGATGTAGACCGCGCGCTACGCCAGCCGCGCCAGACACGAGAGGAGCGATACCTAGCTCTTCCCCAGTAAACATGCCTTGCGCCACGTCGCCCTGCATCGGCATACCCTCGACGCCGCCCTGCACCTCGGCAGCGGGCAGCTCGACGGCAGGGCGGTCAATCGTGCCGACGACACGGAAGATTTTGGTGGGGTCGCGCGGGTCGCGTTGATACTCACCCGTGTCTATCAGCGCCTGTGCTTCTTGCGGCGTGATGTCTTCCGACCTGATAACGCCGTAGTCGGCAGGTGCGCCACCAAAAGTTTCCGCAAGATTGTCGGCGATGTCCTGCGCGCCATATCCCTGGCGCGATTGCTCCACGACGGCTCTGCCCAGCGTCAACCCGCTGTCGCCGAGGGTCCGCGAAGGCGCAGCGGGCGCGGCAGGGGCAGGCGCTGGCGCAGGCTGACGCCCGCCGCCGGTAGGTGCGCGGCGCGGGGCAGCAGGGGCTGCGGGCGCAGGGCGACCGAGCGCGCGCATCAGTTCGGCGTCAGACATGGCCTGCGGATTGACTGGCGCGGCAGGGGCCGCGCGCGGAGCAGCCGGCGCGGCGCGCGGCGCAGCCGCAGGGCGACCGAGTGCGGCCAGCAGGGCCTCGTCAGTCATGGACGCCGGATCTTGCCTCATTCTACGTCAAGCCCCCGCCGACGCGCTTCGGCTATTAGCGCCGCGCGATCACTAGCGGCAGGCGCAGGCCCACCACCGTCACCACGGAAACCACCTTCGTCGTAAATACTTTGGACCACAGCCATGCGCGCTTGAAGGGCCTTAACAAGATCCACGGACGCTTCGTAGTTGCCGCTTGAGTTTCCAAGTTGTGCCAGCGCAAGTTCCAACTCTTTAACTGCGTCTATTTCGCGCGCGGTCCCGCCCGTGACGTTTCGCAGTTGGCTAATCATGCTGGAAATAGTGCCTTGGATGCGCCCTGCGGCAGCGTCTGCGGCAGGATTTACTGACCGCGCCATGCCCTCGACCATAGGGAAAATTTGGCGGACACCCAACCCAAAATTTTGAAGCGGATTGAGAGCTTCCGTCCGCATATATCCTTGGTTCCGCAAAATTCTAAAGTCTGCGAGTAGAGACGTGGCACCGGAGTTGATTGTTGACAAAGCAACTTCGCGTTTTAACTCGTCGGCTTGTTGCGTTGCTGTCGGCGCGGTCCCAGGCACACGTTCGGTAAGGGTGCCACCGCCCTCCACAGGAACTCGCGTGGCAGGGCCGCTGGAGGAGACGCGATAAACTACGCCGTCATCGCCGGTAATGTACTGCGGGCGGTTCGGGCTTTCGCCGTATTGTTGCTCGACCGGCGGCGTAAATCCAGGCGCATACGGGTTCGTCTGATCCACGACGCTGCGATCGCCCATATTGGTGCGCACGTAGTTTTCCGTCACAGCCTTAAGGAAATCCGTCCCACCCGGCAGCGAGGCAACCAGCGTCGCCAACCCAGTACGTCGCGCAGCCGCGTCAGGATTAGCCGCGATACGGTTGATGTCCGCCGCAAACTGCGGGTATCGTTGCGCCGCATCGGCAAGGGTTGCGTCGTCAGGGTTGGCAAACACCCGACCTACGACGGTGCGGAGTTCCGTCATACCAGCTTCGTTTTGCTTGATACCAAACTCGCCCTCTGCGCGTCTTTCTGCGCCGCGCCCAGCAAAGTTGGTGTCCACGCCGCTAAGGGCAGTCAAGCGAGGTGTAGCAGCAGCTCCATACCTCAAAGCATACCGCTGCTGCGCCGCGCGGTCGTTGGGGTCAAGGGTCTGCGCCTCCAGCATGGCGTTGCGGTTAAGTTCGGCCTCGGCCTGCGCAGCCTGCATCGCCATCTGGTTGGCTTGGGCCGTCTGCGCGGCAGCGCGCCCGGTGTCGTAGGCGGCAAAAGCGTCGTAGGTCTGGGGCCGAAGGCCCATACTGATGCGAGCGTCGATGGGCATTAGCCGACCCCTCCGCGACCTGCGCCATAGCCGCCATACGGCGTGGCTGACGGCGGCGGGACCGGCGCGCGACCGCCAAAGCCGCCTCCGCGCCCGATATAGCCCGTGAAGGCGTTGGTTACGCCGCTGAGAGCGTCCGTATACGCATTGGCTTGGTTGATATACCGCGAGGCGCGGGCGTTGCCCGCCCCCATGGCGTTCTCACCCAGTTGCGTGCCGAGTTGGCCCGCCGCGCCGGACAGCATATTGGTGGCCCCTTGGCCCGAGGCCATCAGCGTGCCGAGCGGGTTGAGCTGGTTCGACCTGTTGGTCTGGTATCGTTGAAAGGCGTTCTGGTATTCCTGCGACGCCAAATCCTGCCCGAACCGCTGTGCGCCCTTGAACATCTTGCCAGACATGAGCATGCCGCGCGCCGCCGCCGATCGCTCCAGCGCCTTGTTGCCCTCGGCCAGCCGGAAGGCGTAGCCGGGGTCGGCCTCGTAGTCGGCCATGCTGAAATCGCGGCCAAAGCGACCGTAGTCGCCCGCCGTCGCGTCACCGCCGATGCCAAGCAGTTCCATGATGCGGTTCTGGCCGGTGATGCCGCCCTGCCGGAACGGCTCCTGGAGCTGCACCTGCCGGTCGAACATCTCGCGCTGGAGACGCGACGCCTCCGCAGCGGACTGGACCTGCGCGTCAGCAGCCCGTCGGGCCGCACGGGACTGGCTCCGACCACCAATAAGCGAAGCGCCGGCCTGTGCCCCGGCAACGGCGACCATAGGATTAGGCATTGGGGAACTCCTCCCGATAGGCCGCGAACGGCTCACCATACATCAGCATCACGGCGGGGGCCAGCCGCAGCGCCTCGGCCTGACCGTGGCAGAGCAGGACGACCAACAGCACCACGTCGTAGTAGGCCGCGCGCCACACGAACGACCGCTCGTCAGCCACACCGCCGTCCTCGGCCTCGTTGGCAGCGTGCCATTTCAGGATGGCGGTGGCGACGCTCGACTGGAGCGCGGCAGCGTTGGCGACGTAGAACGGGTTGCTCGGCATCGACACCAGCGCGGCCCACAGCGCAGGCATCACGTTGTTGATCGGGTCGCCGTCGTGGGCGTCGTCGAACACCTGGATGACCTGCCACAGGTCCAGCAGCCAGTCGACGGCGGCGGGCGGCAGGTCCAGTGTATTGGTGAAATGCTCTTCCAGCGCCTCGATCACGAGATGGTCCTCCCGCTGGCGCGGATGTTGATGGCGGTTGCGGTGCCGGCGATCGTAGAGATGTAGCCGCCGTTGAGCAGCACATGGCCGATCAGCTCCGGGAACAGGTAGGTCTGCCCCGGCTGGATCGACACCGTCTTGACCACGAGGTTGGCGTTGCCGGGGTTGTCCAGCGACGTCACGAGGTTGACCGACAGCGTCGCGGCGCTGGCGCTGTAGTTGGTGGCCGTGAACTTGTCGATGATCGTTGTCACCGCCGTAGAGGTGTATTGCGTTGTCTGGGCAGCCTCTGCCGTCTTTGACGGGATCAGGACGCGAACGTAAACGGCCATCAGGCCCTCCTAGATTGTGAAGACGAAGCGGACGCGCCCCGGCAAGCCTGGGTCGCCCGTTTCGCCGCCGATGGTGGGAAGCCCGCCGTCGCCGCCAGCACCACCTTGCAACCCGTTGACGCCCGCCGTGGCCGCAGCCCCGGCTCGCGTCAGGAAGCCGCCGCCGGTGCCTGTCGTGTTGGTGTCGGAGCCGCCGGAGGCGGTGCCGCCTTGGCCTTGGATGGTGTTGGCGTCCGAGGTGCCGCCGCCGCCGCCCAAAACGATCATCGGCGTGATCGTATACGTCCCGCTCGACACCGTTGAGGTGCCCCCCGTGTTGCCGGGGTCTGGGGTGTTAGATCCGGTCCCTCTAGCGCCGACAGTGTATAGGATGGTCTTGGCCGCGTCAGTGCCGCTCAGGGCCAGCGTGGTCTTGCTGTAGCCGCCCGCCCCGCCGCCGCCGCCGCCGTTGTCGCCGACGCCCTCAAGGCCAAACCCGCCGCCGCCGCCGCCGCCCCACACCTCGATGACCGCGCTGATCGGCGACGCGGGGATCGTGACGGTGCCTGACCCCGACGAGAAGTCGAAGATGACGGTGTTGGGGGCGGTCTGCGCACTCAGGCCCGCCATGACAGCGACGACGCCGGTCATCAGGTGACCCCCAGACCGGCGATGATCCAGTTCGTTGCGCCGACCTTGACCAGCGTGGCCATGGCGTTGCGAGCTAGTGTGCGGGTGCCGGTGGTCGTCGAGTTGACCAGCGTCATCGTGTCGGTCGTGATGGCCACCGACAGCGACGTGGCGTTGATGTTGATGACGACGATGGCCGTACCAATCGGGAACGCCACCGCACTATTGGCCGGTACAGTCAGCGTCAGCGACGTGCCGTTCATGACTACGGACTTGCCCCGGTCGGCCAGCACCAGCTGGTGATTGGCTGTCTTGAGGCTCTGCGGCACGTCGAGATAGCCTGCCGTGAACGGCGCAGCGGCGCTGTCGGGGATCGTGACGGTCCCTGTGAACGTCGGGCTGGCAATCGGCGCGTAGGTGGTGGCTGCCGTGGCGGCGGACAGGGCGTCAGTGATGCCGTAGCCCGCCAGCGTCGTCGGCTCTCCGGTGATCTCGGACCACGGGACGCCTGTCGCGCTGACGTCGTTGATGCCGTAGATGTCGTCGTAGGTGCCAATCAACGCGCCCGCGCTATCCTGAAGAACGAACTTGTAGGCGACCTCGCCGGTCAGCCAGACCTCGCTCTCCAGCCGCCCGGCGGCGTCCATGATGATCGGGTTGGCGTGCGGCGTGACGCCGGTCGACGACGTGTAAACCGTCTGCGGCGTCGTGGTGCCTGCCGCGTAGGTGTAAAGCCGCCCGCCGGTCAGCGGGTTGCCGGAGTTGTCAAGGAACTGCTGGCCAGCGCCGGCGAGAGGCGAGAGGAAAACGGTCATTGGTCAACCTGTGTGATGCTCAATAGCGCCGAGGGGCTTGCAGGGGCGAACGCAGTCGCAGCGTGGGCGTTCAGTATAACATTGGTGTCGTCAGCGGCCCACATCAGCTCCACATAATCGTTATGCGTCAGCGACAGCGTCGCCAGCAGCGGGATTAGCACCTCGTCGTCGTTGCCTTTCAGCCGCCACCGGCTTGTGGAGTTGGCCACGTCGACACCGTTCTTGCGTAGCCACAGATACGCCAAGGTCGAGCCGCCGGTCGTCTTGTCCAGCGAAATCGTGGCCGAGATCACGAACGCCCCCGCGCGGGTGACGCCGATGCGCGAACTGGTGTTGAGGCTGACGCCGGCGGCGTAATTGGTGGTGTTGAACGTTACGGCGTTCGCCGTGCTCGCGCCCGACAGCGTCTGCGTAGCTGTATTTGAGAACCCGCCCGCGTAGCCCTGCGGCGGCACCAGAGGCGGCGCGGACAGTAGCCCCTGCACGTCGGCACGCACCAGGTCCATCATCGCCTCGGCCTCCGCACCGCTGAACGGTGCCAGGGCGAGGTCGCTGATGGATATGTCGGTGGTGCCGCTGCCGGTCTGGCTGAACTGGTTGAACAGGAACCGATACCACTCGCGCGACATGATGTTGGTGCCCGGCTCCAGCACCGGGACGCGCGCGGCGGGGATCGAGGTGATGTCAGCCATTGGTGCCGCTCACGGTCAGCTCGGCGCCCATGATCGCCACCTTGACGGGCGCGGTGCCCGACACCTCGTAGACGCGGTCGCGCAGCTTGTCGGTCATGCCCAGCCGACGCCAGATGACGCGCGTCGAGGACTGGCCGATCGGCCCCATCGACCGCCAGTGCTCTTTCGACCATGTGTGTCCGCCGTCGTCGGACCAGCGCAGCATGATCTGCGGGTCGGCACCCTCCAAGACCGTGTAGCCCAGCAGCAGCGGCACGTCGGTCGACACCAGCAGTTCCACGTCCGTCTCGACCAGCAGCGGCTCGTCGTAGGCGTAACCCTCCAAGCCGACGCCGGTTTCGCAGACGAGCTGGAGCGCGTGCTGCGCGGTGCGCTTGAAATCGTTCTGGCCGGTCGGCAGCGCCCGCCACCGACGTAGCCATTTCTGGACCAAACCGTTGTCGGCGTAGGTGTCGAGGTCCAGTTCGTACAGGTTGCCGTTCTCGAAGTCGCCGACAACCAGTAGGCCGTTGAAGTTGACAAAGCAGTTGGACCGATGCCGCGTGAACACGCCGTTCTTGAGGCCGCGCCGCTCGTGCCACGCCCGTGTCGCAGCGTCGAACACCCATGTCGTGTCGGCCAGCGGGAAGTTGAGGACGTAGAACTCGTGGCCGTCCTGTTGGTAGGAGTAAGCCACCGCGTCCGTCATGTCGGTGTAGCTCTGGATGGCGAACTCGACGGCGTGCGTCGAGATGCGCTCGGCCTGATAGCCGTTGGCGCGGTAGACGATGCCGCGCCCCCGGGCGTCCTGACCCAGCCAGGTGATGCTGTTGTCCAGCTTGGCGATCGAGTTGGGGGCGACGCAACCGACCTCGTTGTAGGCCCCTTGGATGCGGGCCAGCGGGAAGTCGGCGTCGCCGGAGTTATACCAGACCTCGGTCGAGTTGGTGCCCAGCACCCACACCTCGCGGTGGTTGGCGACCAGACCGACCACGTCGTCCGGCGCACCCTCGGCGCTGGCGAAGTCGAGCGGATCTACGCTGTTGCCGTCGAACAGGGTGGTGACCCAGATGCGTTGCGAGTTGGGTTCCGTGAAGACAAAATAGCCGTCGAGGTAGGCGACGGTGCTGGCACCCGGAAAATCCTCGTCGGTGATCTCGGCCAGCACGCCGGTGTCGAAGTTGTAGATGTAGCCCTTGGGGTCAGCGGCGATGAACAGTTGCGTGCCGTTGTCGGCCATCGACACCGGGCCGCTGTTCTCGATCGTGCCGATCAGCGTCGAGACGCCGGCGGACGTGACCGAGTAGAACGACTGGCCCGACACGACGTAGCCGGTGTTGCCGTTCGACCAAAGCCCTTGGATGGGGCCTGCGCCGACGGTCGAGATGAACCGCAGACCGGGGCACCGCTGGAGATACGCCGCCTCCAGCCCACCCTCGGCCATGACCTCAGGATACAGGTTGACCATGCGGTTGTCGGCAGCGTTGACGCTGCGGACGACATAGCTGCTGCCGAGGATCGGAGACTTCATGTCAGTTCGGCTGGTTGGTGTAGATGTTGTACCGCCCTGGCGAACCCATGATGCCCGACGGCATAGCCATGATGTCGCCCGGATTGTTGATCCGCTTGAGGTTCCGCTTGGACACCATGGCGACGCGGGTCACCTGCGGCGACGGCTCGACACCGAACTCCGGGGCCAGTTCGCAGGCCAGATTGTAGCGGAAGGCGCGCAGGTAGCCGGGCGGGAAGACCAGTTCGGTGCCGAGCGTCGCGGGCTGCGACAACTCCAGCACCGAGATGAAGTGCCACACCAGCGCCTGCGTCGGCACCGGGTAGATCGAGTACGTCGCGTTCGGGTTCGACGCCTCGGCGTAGATGACCTGCGGATAGGTGCTCGTCACCGTCTTGAGGACGATGGCGTTGTATTCCGCCTCGTTGATGATGGCGGGCATAAACGCCAAGCCCTGCGGGTCGACGTAGTAGGTGGCGTCGTCGAGCAGCACGGGACGCAGGCCGACGAAGTCGCCGGTCGGCCCGAGCGTGCGGACTGCCTGCCCTGCGGGCCATGTGAATGTTTGGTCTTGGGTAGCGTAGACAGCGAGCCTCTCAGTGCTCCAGCTATCAATCATCATGTTCATCGCGGCCAGCGCGTCCTGCGCCGTGTCCGCTGACGGAACCTCGCCCTCGGCCAGTTGACCGATCAGCCGGAGCGCGCCGTAGATGATGTCTCCTGCGGTCGTCATGCTGTCGTCCTGTCGTTGGCAAGGGTAGTGCCGCCCCGCCGGTTAAGGCGGGGCGGGGTAGGCGTTAGGCGATGCGGTACAGGGTCCAGGTTGCGTCGCCGGTCTTGCGAGCGCGGAACGCTTGGGCAGTGCCGGCGGTGGCCACGATGGTCATGAGACCGACGAGGGTCCAGCCGGTGTTGGTCGTCATGGTGATGACACCCGAGGACGAACCGTCGACGTTGATGACCGCGAGGTCAAACGACGAGCCGACCTTGGCGTTGCCGAGAGCTGCGTCGAGGTTGGCGCAGGTTGGCAGGGTGTAGGCCGCAGCGGAAGTGCCGGGGCTGCCAAGCAGGATGCCGCTGGTGATCTGCGCCACCGAAAGGGTGGCGGTGACGGTGGCAGCGGGCGGGGCGGGAACGACGGCGAGAACAACCTCGTTGAGGTTGCCGTCGCCAATCTGAGAACCGCCACCGATGTTCGGGATAGCCATAGTTG